ATGGCAAAGAGGCTCACCGATGCGGCCGTCAAGGTGGCCAAACCCGACCCTGCGAAGCGCCTCGAGATAGCCGACGCTGGCGCGGCCGGCCTTCACCTCGTGATTCAGCCGGCGCCGAGCGGAAAAAAGAGCTGGGCTTACCGGTATCGGCTGCATGGGAAGACGGCGAAGCTTACCATCGGCCCTTACCCGGCATTCTCGCTCACCGAGGCCCGGGAGAAGGCGCAGGAGTTCGATCGCCTGCGCAAGCGCGGCGAAGATCCAGGGCTAGGCGAGAAGCGGCGCAAGCGCGCCATCAAGGAGGCGCATGTGGCGGACGCCGGTACATTTGCCGGCGAGGCGCGGCGCTACCTCGACGAATATGCGAAAAGCCACCAGCGCCAATGGCGGGAGACGGCTCGCATGCTTGGGTTACGCGCCGACTCGGATAAGCCCGAAGACAGAGACAATCCCCTCAGCTTCGTCACCATCCCGAAAGGAGCGGCCGCGGAGTGGGCAGGCCGCCTCATCTCGACAATCACGACGGACGACGTCCGCGACTTCATCCAAGGCATTCGGCGCCGGGGTGCGCCCTTCGCCGCGAATCGTACCCTTGCAGCGTTGAAGGGCTGCTTCGGCTGGCTGAAGGACAACACGACCCGCCTGGCGATCGACCCATCCGCCAGTGTCTCCAAGCCCCAGAAAGAGATCGCGCGCGAGCGGGTGCTTTCTCATGATGAAATCCGTCTGCTCTGGCTTGCTTGTGATCAGATCGGCCAGTTCTTCGGAACGTCGATTAAGCTCATGCTTTTGACGGCCCAGCGCCGTGACGAAGTGGGCGGCCTGCGCCGGACAGAGTTATCTCGTGACGGACAGATGTGGACGTTGCCCGGCGAGAGGGCGAAGAACCGTAAAGAGCATGAGGTGCCGTTGGCGCCGACGGCGCGGGAGCTTCTCGCAGCGCTGCCTAAGCCCGACAGCAAGGCCCAGCTGGTCTTCACCACGACCGGCGAGACCGCGATCAGCGGCTGGTCGAAGACCAAAGCCAAGCTCGACGAGGAGATGCTCAAGATCCTGCGGAAGGAACGCGGCGACGATCCTGCCGGTGCCGAGATCGTGGGCTGGACGCTGCACGACCTGCGACGAACTGCCGACACACTGATGAACGACGAGCTCGAAATTGCGCCGCATGTCGTCGAGGCGATCCTAAACCACATGCGGAAGGGTGACGAACGCCGCTACAACCATGCGAAGCTCCGGGAGCCGAAGCGCCGCGCGCTTGAAGCATGGGCTGCGCATGTGGCGTGGATCGTCGCCGGCAAGCCGGAGACGGATGTCGTCGTGCCGATGAGGGCGAACGCGTGAGCCGCTCCGATTGTCGTTTTCAGTTCACCGCCGATGAGTGGGCTCAAGTCGCCGCAATCCTCGGCAATCTCGATGGTGTCGAATATGTCGACCTGGGAGATGATGGGTTTGAGCTCGTCGGCTTGTTTGATCCCGACCTCATCGAGGAGTTTCGCGACAGCATCCGGCCAGCAACTTTGGATGTGGTGAAGACGCATATTGAAAGCCGTCTAGCGCAGGCACGGGCGGCCGTGTCCGCCTCGTCGGTTGTGCGGGCAATAGGAGAGAAGGACAAAAAGATCGCCGTGGCAGCACGTCAGCTCCTGGACCTGCTTCCCGATATCGATCCTGCTGATCAGGGTTTGCCGCGGCCAGCAATCCGTTCCGCCCGGTTCCGGGCGCAGTTGCAGGAGATCGCCGAGGTCTCGGAAGCACAGGGCGATGAGATCGCCGCATGGTTTCGACGGCCAGCCGCGCGCCCGCCTGTACCCGAGTATCGCGTCGAGTTTTGGACTTACCTCATGAAGCTTTGGACCGATGCGCTCCATCGCCCGCCAACAAACTCGCCAGGCGGGACCATAGCGAGGTTCATAGACGCGGCCTCTGCGCCAGCCCGCGACATCCTTGAACCCTCGCAGGGCAAGGCATTCGAATTCGTCAGGCAGCACCGCCGCAGCGTTTGGTAATAACCGTCCCGAGCGAAAGCGACTTTTTGCTTAGGGAAAAGCGATCTCTGAATCGAGGGCGATAAACCCATAACTCTCAGCCGGTGATCAATGTGACATTTCAAGTCATCGTTCGATGACTTGGAGGTCACTATGCAATTTGCCGGTCGGAACTACCTCAGCTCCCGCCAAGTGTGCCAGCGCCACGGCATCGTGCTTCGCACGCTTTACCGCTACATGAAGCGAGAAGGCTTTCCCAAGGCTGTGAGCCGTGAGGGCCGCCTGTTCTTCGCCGAGGACGACCTGCTCGCCTGGGAGAAGAAGATCATCGGCGAGGCGCTCGACCCGAAGGCCGCGTAGCTCATTCATGCCGGCGCTCGCCACTCGCCGCCGCCCCCCTCGCCTGCCTGAGCCAGAAGAACATGCCGGATTTTTCTGACGACCGGTTCACCGCCGGGCCGGGCGGATTCCTGTTGCCTGCTTCACGTGGAGATCGCGCATGTCAGAGCATTTGATCGCAACTATCGAGAAGAACAGGACTGAGCAGATCCGCGTCTCGCTCGCGCATTTCAGCGGCCACGACATCTGCAGCGTGCGCGTGTTCTTCGAAGCTGATGATGGCACCTGGCGCCCGTCGCCCAAGGCTGGCTTAGCCTTCAAGGTCGACAAGCTGCCCGGCCTCGTCGAGGCGCTCACGCAAGCCGTCGCCAAGGCCCAGGAGCTCGGTCAGCTCTGATGACGCCGCCCGCCGCCCAGACCGCAGCAGCATCCGCCGGCCTTGATGCCGTGACGCAATGGCTCGGCCGCGCCAGGCGGGTGGCACGGTCTTGAGCCCCGCTCAACACAGGCGACGCGTTTGGGTGGCGGCCACCCGCCGGCGGAATGAGGTCATCAACCTCGCCCGACACCGTGTTTCTAGCGGCAGGCCAGTCGACCACGGCAAATTTATCTTCGTGCTCGCTCAAACGCTCGCCTCGGCGCCGGCCGGGAAATACCGCATCCGGAACAACTTCGTGACCTGGCACGGGCTCGACCGCGTGTCCCTGGCGAGGGCGGCCTATGAAGCCGGCTTCGGCCAACTAGGCGGCGATGATCCCTTGTTCGAACGGGCGTTGACCAAGGTGAGCACGGCCGTCGCCATGGGTAGCGACGCCGCGGGTCGCTTGCTGGACGTGACGGCGGAAGAGCGTGACCTGCTGGGGATCCGCACGATCGATGCGACCGACGAAGATAGGCATGAACGCGAATCTCGCCGGCGGGAGGAGCGCAAGGTCCGCGACCGGGAGCGAAAGCGCCGCGCGCGAGCTGGGACGATGACACCTCGCGCGGAGTACCTGGCCAAATCTCTCAGCGCCACGAAGCCATGGCTCGCACTCGGAATATCTCGGCGAACTTATGAGCGCCGCAACAAGTCTGTCGCAGGTGTGTCCGCAACAACAAGCGGAGATGTCGCAAGTGTGTCCGCGCCGCAAGTGTGTCCACCCACCTATATAATTAATACGTCAACGGACAGACTTGCGTCAGCGTCGCAAGAGCTCCTTTCGGGCCGCCCTCTGTCCTATGACAATGCGACTTGCCCGCCCGGCACAGTGAAGGGCGCCGGCGGCTCTGCCGCCCCGGCATCGTCGAGCGGCAGCCCAGGCGCTCCCCAAAGCTCAGATCTATCCGATGAGGCGCGGGCTGAAGCCCGCCAGCAGCGCGACCGCGCCCCCGACGATCAACCGATCACCAGCACCGCAGGAGAAACCTCATGAAGAAGCGAGCCACGACTCGCGGTACCCGCGCGCGGCCGGCGGCGACTGCCGGCCGGCCGATTCCTACCCGGCACCGTCGCCAGATCGCCGCCCTCGCCGCCGAGGGTATGAGCACGCGCGAGATCGCCGAGCAGATCGGGATCAGCCCCGGCACCGTCCGGCGGATCGCCAAGGTCTACGCGATTCCCCTCGCCCTCCGCGGGTCGCGATATTTCGGTTTCGAGCTCTCGCGCCGCACTGCGAAGAAGGTCGAGGCCAAGGCCGCTGAGGCGGGCGTCAGCCCCGCCGTCATCGTCGACGAGTTGCTCGAGGACCTCCTGAACAAAGGCGAGGACTACCTCATGAGCCGCCTCGGCATGACGAAGCCCGTCTTGCACTGATCGAGACGGCGAAGTGTCCGAGCACGTTCGAAACGTTTCCGGCCCGCCCAACGACGCCGCTGGCGGGTCATCATCGAGGCTTCAGCTGATCGCCAAGCTCGCTGGTGAGGGCTTGAGTAGTCGCGAGATCGCCAAGCTGGTTGGTCTGTCGCATTCTCGCGTGTGCCGAATTGCTCGACGTCATGCGATCCGACTGGCTCGCTCTCGATCGCGCCACTACAGCGTTTACCTCCCGCACAAGGTGGTGGCGGTCCTGCGGGAGCTCGCCGGCTCGACGGGCAAAAGCCACGGCGCGCTGATTTGCGACTGCGTCGGCTTCGTGACCGAAGATGGCGAGGCGCAGGCCCGGCGCAAGCTTGGAGTAGCAGCCCAAAAGGCTCGGCGCTGACGCTGATTTTTTGCCTCTGTGCACACCCCTACGGGTGTTCACAAACGAATTTTCGAGGCCAATTTGGGTGGTTGTCGAACCCCCGATTTGCGGGCATCAGTTCGGCATCGTCGCAGAACGTGCGGCCGGCGCCTCAGGGCGCCGCGAAAGCACCCCCCGGCCCCTATGGATGCCTCGGGCATCTGGCCCTCTGCGACGAGCCCTTTTTGAAGGCGCTCGTCCGCCGATTGTCCCCGTGTTGTCCGGCAATTGTCCCTGAAATGTCCCTGTGGGCTGAAATTGTCCCTGTGGCGGCAGGCGTAAGAAAAATGACAAAGACAAGAGCTCGGCCTTAACGGTCGGGCTTTCTCGTGTGTTCTTCCTCGGGAATAGGCCAATCGCGGGAGCGGCCATATTGCTCCAGCTCTTCTGCGAACCGCTGCATCTTGTCCCCTTCTTCGTGCCGATCGGCCAAGTAGTGAACCATCGCCACGCGGCGCGCCTCCTTTAGCCTCCTGAGCCAGGCCTCCCGTTCGTCTTCGACCATTCAAGACCTCCTATTCCCTATCGAGAGAGTAGAGTAGACGCCCATCTTGACCAATTCACGCATTTCCAGGAGTGAACGGTGCTGCAGCTCGACCTGAGGGAATTCGAGCGCAAGGCCAGGGACATCGGTGGGGCGATCGATCAGGTTCCGTTCGCGCTAGCCGGAGCGCTGAACGACGCGTTGTTCAAGGCGCGAGACCATCTCATCAACCAAACCTGGCCCCACGCCATCACGGTCCGGAATCCGAACTTCATTCGTGCTGCGCTGAACGTCGACAAGGCCACCAAGGGGAAGCTGGCCGGTGCCGTGTTCGATCGGCTCGGACGGGCAAGCCTCAACCTTCATGCCAAGGGTGGCACGAAGGCAGCGCGTGGACGGCTCGCCATCCCGAGCACGGCGGTCAAGGGGCAACGGACTGCGAAAGGCGTGCCGCGCCGACTGCGGCCGGCGACCGCACCGAACACCTTCCGCAAGGGCGACGCAATCTTCCAGCGCGTCGGCTGGAAGCCCAACGGGGCCGCCAAGCGAACGAGCAAGAGCGCAGCGTCAACTGACAAACGCCGCGTGCAGTTGCTGTTCACCCTCAGGCGAGCGGCTCAGATCCGGAAGGATGTCCCCTTCGTCGAGGACTTCCGTAGGGTCGTCCTGGAAGAGGTGCGGCGATCGTTCCCGCAGCGGATGGCGCGGGCGATGGCGACGCGACGATGAGGTAGAACCTTCTCCTCGCGATGGCCAGATTTGCCTGATCAGTTGGAGGCACCCTAGGCTCCCTCGCCTAACGGCGAGAAGAGGGTGAGATGGTCGCTTTGGCTGACAGAGTACTCGCGGTCCTTGCGGAGGGCGGGCATGAAGGCTTCACAGAAACGGATCTCGCAGTGGCGTTATTTGGTTCGGCTGACGGTCACACCTTGCAGCAGATGTCGGCGATCTGTGAGCGGATGATGGCAAATGGAGATATCGAACGTCGCGGTGATGGCACGTTGGATAGGCCGTACACCTATCATCTCCCCGAAGGACGGCTTCCGCGGCTCGGCCCTGGATAGCATGGGGCCCCCTGAAATCCCCGGGTCCTTCCTGGCGGGGATGGGGCGGGGGTAACGCGCGACTGCGGCCCATCTGACGGCTGATTTTCCCGAAACAGGGTAACGCAAGGCGGGTAACAAGCGATGGCGGCTGCCGAGGAGGTAACGCAGGCTGAGTTCGCTCGGCTGCGCGGCGTCTCTCGCAAGGCCGTCACGAAGTGGAAATCGCGCGGCCTGCTTGTCCTCACCGACGACGGTCTCGTCGTCGTCGCCGCGACAAACGAGAGGCTCGACGACCGCCCGACGTTCAACCGCGGCGGTGCTACTTCGGTGGCGCCGAAAGCACTGAAAGCGGAAAGCGCAAAGTCTGCCCGCTCACGATCGTCGCGCGCGGAGAAGCCGCCGCGATCGTCGGTGCTGGACACGACGCCCGAAGGCCAGGCGATGACGCAGGGCCTGACCCATGCGGACGCCGCACGGCTGAAGGAGCTCGCGCTGGCCCGCCGCCAGATGCAGGCGTTCGAGCGCGAGCAGGGCCGGCTGGTCGATATCGAGACCGTCGCCCGCCAGGTCGAGCAAGAATACGCGGTCGTTCGTGAGCGGCTGCTGGCCATTCCGGGCAAGCTGGCTGCGAAGCTCGTCGATCGGACACGATCCGAGATCGAGGCCGCGCTGCTCGAGGAGATCACCGAGGCTCTCGATGAACTTCATGACCCCGATCGCGAGGGGGGCGTTCAATCTTTCGCTCAGGCTGAGGAAGGCCCGGGGCGCGCTGAAGCCGCCGCCGCGGCTCAACCTCGTCGAATGGGCTGATCGCTACCGCTATGTGAGCCTGTCGTCTTCGCCGGGCAAATGGAAGACCAAGTCGCAGCCCATCGCCTTCGGGCCGATGATGTCGCTGTCGGAAAAGGACACCGTCCGCATCACGGTGATGTCGGGTACGCAGCTGCTAAAAAGCGAGTTCCTCAAGAACGTCGCCTACTTCTACATCCATCAGGAACCGTCGCCGATCCTTTTCGTCCAGCCGTCGCAGCGCGCGGCCGCTGATTTCTCGAAGGAGCGCTTTGCCCCCGACATCCGGAAGATGCCGGAGGTGGCGGAGATCATCCACGCCGCGAAGTCACGTGAAAACGAAAACACGATCATCCACAAGGAGTATCCAGGCGGCCCGCTGGACTTCGTCGGAGCGAACGCCCCCAACGACCTGGCATCTCGTCCGAAGCGGATCATCCTTTGCGACGAGATCGACAAGTATCCGCTGAGCGCCGGTGACGAAGGCGATCCGCTCACGCTCGCCGAGGAACGTGCGTCGACCTATGAGGAACTGGGCCTCGCTCGGTTCGTTCGTGCCTGCTCGCCGACGATCGAAGGCGAATCGCGCATCGGCCGGGAATATGCCGCTAGCGATCAACGCCGCTGCTACATCGCCTGTCCGCACTGCGCGACGCGCCAGGTTCTGACCTGGGCCAGTGTGAAATGGGAGAAGGTGCTCGCCGAGGGTATCGTGACAATCGACGCGCCGGAGGGCGCCGTCGTGCGGGAGCATCGGCCGAATACCGCGCAGATCACCTGCACCGATTGCGGTGTGCTCTGGAGTGAGCGAGAGCGTCAGGATGCGCTCTCGGCGCTGGAGCACTTGCCAGACTTCGGCTGGCGGCAGACGGCTTCGTTCTACTGCTGCGAGGAGACGCAAACCCCGGAACTCTGGTCCGATAACGGGCGGTCGCTCTGCCGTCACTGCAACGCGCCATCGAGTTACGATGGCCACGCCGGCTTTCACATCTCGAAGCTCTACTCGGCGCGCCATCACCTCTCGACGCTGGTTCGAGAGTTTCTCAAGGCGAAGGGCGATCCGGAGCTTCTGAAGAAATTCACGAACACGGGCCTCGCCGAACTCTGGAAGCCGGAGGGGCAAGAAAGTCTCGATGGCGAAAGCTTCATCGATCGCGCCGAGCCATACGGGCCCGACGATCTGCCCGATGAAGTCCGGACCATCACCGGTTTCTGCGACGTGCAAGGGGACCGGCTAGAGATTCAGCTCATCGGCTGGGGCGAGAATGAAGAAGCCTGGCCGTTCCTGTACGAAATCATCCATCAGGATCCTGCCCAGCCGGCGGCCTGGAAGGAGCTCGACGGTCTGCTCGGGCGATCGTTCAAGACGACCGCAGGCCGCATCCTCAGGGTCGCGGCGTTCGGCATCGACACGGGCGGTCATCACGGTGCTCAGGTTCACGCCTTCTGCCGGCGGCGACGCCGGAGACGGGTGTTCGCCTGTATGGGCAACGCGACCAAGCCGCTCTGGAGCGGACGGGCGACGCGCGCGAAGACGAACGACCCGCTCTGGTTCATTGGAACGAACGCCGCGAAGGACACGATCTATGCGCGGCTTCGAATTCCCCCGGCAGAGGACGGCGGGCGGAAACCCGGCTTCATTCACTTCCCGGCCAGCGATGGATTCGGGGAGGAGTATTTCGCGCAGCTGACTTCCGAAGTTCGGCAGACCCGCCGGCGGATGGGTCTCTCGGTCACCGTGTGGATGCTGCCCCAGGGCAAGAGAAACGAGGCGCTTGACACCTTCGTCGGCGCGCTTGCGGTCCGCCGGTCTCTGCCGCGGCGCATAACGAACGCGCTGGAATACACCACGGCCGCCGAGAAGCCGGCGAACGCGCCGACGACACCAACTCAAACTGCGCCGCCTCCGGCGCCAGCGGCGAAGCCAGCCCAACAGCCCCGGCCCAAGCCGTTTCTGCAGCGCCAGCGTGGCTGGCTATCGAGAGGACGATGAGATGGACATCAAGGATCTGCTGGAAAAGGGCGACGGCACGCTCGTCCGCACCAATGGCGTCTGGTCTTATCCCGGGGCGCCACTGGACCCGAGCGGCACGAATTTGCGTCTCCCCATCGATCACGTGAGCGACGCCGAGGTTCAGGCCGCGCTCGGCGATGAGTCGCTCGTCGTCGCGGTGACCAATCCCGACGGGACCGCACTCGCTGTCCGGGTCAAGGGCGATGGTGCGCATCGCGTCCTGACGACCGCCCAGGCGGGTACGGCCGAGGCGGTCACGGAGCTTCCTGTCGGCTCGCATCCGTCGGTGGATGCCGGCGCAGGCTCGGGTTCGGTCGGTGCCGAGGGCGCCGAGAAGCAGGGCAAGGAAGGCAAGGCTTCGTCCAAGGAGCCGACCAGCGAAACCGACGCTCGCAAGGGCCGCTGATCTACATGCGCACTTCGCTGCAGATCCAGGCTGAGCTCGACGCGATCTCAACCGCGATCGCGTCCGGAGCGACGCGCGTCAGCTACGACGGGAAGAGCGTCGAGTACCGGTCGTTGACCGAGATGCGCTCTGTCCGCGATGCACTGATGCGGGAGCTTGGTCTGCGGCCCCCGCGCCGCGCGCGCGTGGCAGCTTTTCGATCGGGGTTCTGAGCGTATGTCGCTTTCGTCGATGACTCGCCTTGATCGAGCGATCAGCTATTTCGCACCTGGCTGGGGCGAGAAGCGGGCCACGGCGCGCAATCGCATCGCGCGGATGGCTGCGACGCGTAACCTCTATGATGCCGCTTCGATCTCGCGGCGGACGCAGGGGTGGCGCGCTGTTGGTACCGACGCGAATGCCGAAACCCAGATGGCGCAAGGCCGCATCCGCGACGTCGCGCGCGACATGGTGCGAAACAACGCCTACGCGGCCCGGGCGAAGATGTTGATCGGGCAGAACGTCGTCGGCACCGGCATCATGCCCAACGTCCGGTCGACCCGGCCGGAGCGCGCGGCGCAGATCAAGGCCCTGCTCGATCGTCACTTCGATTCGACGGACATCGATGCGGACGGGAACAACAATCTCTACGGCCTTCAGGAACTGATCGTCGGGACGGTCGCGGAGGCCGGCGAATGCCTGGTGCGCAAGCGGCCGCGGCGCGCCGAAGACGGATACGCCCTGCCGTTCCAGATCCAAGTGCTCGAGCCGGATTTCATCGACAGCAGCGTCGATGGCAGGCTGAGCAACGGCAACACCGCCGTCCAGGGCGTCGAGTTCGACCTGCGCGGCAAGCGGGTCGCCTACTACCTCTTCGACCAGCACCCCGGCGCCATGGCGAGCGGGATGCTGCGGTCGACGCGCGGTCAGCGGGTCTCCGCCGATTTCATCGCCCACGTCTATAGGGTCGACCGTCCCGGCCAGGTGCGCGGCGTGAGCTGGTTCGCACCGGTGATCGTGCGGATGCGTGACTTCGCCGACTATACCGACGCCCAGCTGATGCGGCAGAAGATCGCCGCCTGCTTCAGCGCTTTCATCACCACGCGCGATGACGGCAACGGCGCGACGAACGAAGACGGCTCTCCCCTTGAGACGACGCCCAGCGGCTTCGATATCGAGCAGATGGAGCCGGGCATGATCTGGCGTGGCGGCGAAGGCGAGGACGTCAAATTCGCCACGCCGCCGACGACCAGCGATTTCCAGCCCTATTCGCAGGTGACCTTGCATGAGATCGCTGCCGGGCTCGGCATCTCGCACGAGAGCTTCACCGGCGACTGGTCGGGCGTGAACTACTCTTCCGGCCGGCTCGGCCGCATCGACTTCGATCGGTCGATCGAGTCATGGCAATGGAACATGCTGATCCCGCAGTTCCACGGTCCGCTGCAGCGCTGGACGCGGGAGTTCGCCTACGTCGCGACCGGATCGACCGAGCCCTTCACGCTAGGCTGGACGCCGCCGCGGCGCGTGATGATCGATCCCGAGACGGAGATCCGCGGATCGCAGGCCGCCATCCGGGCCGGTCTGGCTTCCCGGAGTGGCGAGATCCGGCGCAACGGCGAAGACCCCGCAGAGGTGACCAGCCAGATCATTGCCGACAATGCCGGCGCGGACGAACAGGGTCTGATTTTCGATAGCGACCCGCGCAAGACCACAAGCCGCGGCGTGCTGCAGAAGGACGCCGACCCGAACGCGCCGGACGAGGCGCCGGCCGAAGCCACGGCCTGAGAAGGACATCAGAGCATGCCGAACGACAACCGGTCTGCCGCGCCTGCGGCGGGGACGCAGACGCGCGCCGAGCGACGCGACACCCGCTCGCTCGTCATCAACGGCGAGATCCTGCTCTACGGGGTGATCGATCCCTTCGATTACCTATGCGAGTTCTCCCAGGGCATCCGAGCTCTTGACGTCATGGCCTCGCTGGTCGAACTGTCGAGCCAGCCCCGGATTTCCGTGCGGATCAATTCGCCCGGCGGCGCCGTCATGGAAGGGCTCGCGATCTATAACGCGCTCGTCGCCTGCGGGAAGCCGGTGGACGTCCATATCGATGCGATGGCCGCCTCGATCGCTTCCGTCATCGCCATGGCCGGCGAGACGATCACGATGGCGGAGAACGCCTCGATCATGATCCACGACGTCGCCGGCGGCGCCTGGGGGAGTTCCGAAGACCTCCGCGACATGGCCGACGAGATCGACCGCCAACGTGGGATTGTCGCCGACATTTACTCGCGCCGCACGGGCATTCCGGCGGACGAGATGAACGCCCTGATGATGGCCGGGGATACCTACTTTTCGGCACAGGAGGCCGTTGAGAAGGGCTTTGCCACGGCCGTCGCCGAGCCGATGCGTACCGCCGCGTGCGCGCTCCTCACCTCCGCTCAATTGGTCAGCGTGAACGCGCGGCCGACCACCATTCGGGCGGATCGCCCGGACCAAGCGGCGCCCGCCGCATCACACCAAGGAGCTGACATGCCCCAGGACAACCGCGGCGGGTCCAATGCCGCCGAGACCGTCAACGCCGATGCCATCCGGCAGGAGGCGACTCAGGCCGAGCGCGCTCGAGTTCAGAGCATCACCGCCAACGTCCGCGCTGCGCGTCTCGATCTGGCTTTCGCCGACGAACTCGTTCGCGAGGGCCTGACCGTCGATCAGGCGAACACCCGGATCATCAACCGCTTCAGCGAGCAGCAGGAGCAGGCGGAGGGCAACGGCACCACCGTCAACGTCGACAGCCGCATTCACGTTGGGGCGGACGCATCCGACCGGTGGGCTGAAGGCGCTCGGCTCGGCCTGCTCACCCGCGCGAGCCAGTCGCTCGGCGCGAGCCTGATGACCGACGAAGAGCGCACCGCGGCTCGCAACAACGAGTTCGTCGGCTTGACGCTGTCGGAACTCGCCCGCTCGTACCTGAGCTCCCGCAACATCCGCAGCGGCACGATGAACCGCATGGACATGGTCGGTCGGGCCTTCACGACCCGGAACGCCGCCGGTCTCCACTCGACCTCGGATTTCCCGAGCATCCTGGCGAACACCGCCTATCGCGCGCTGCAGAACGGTTACGCCGAGGTCGACGAGACCTTCGACCGCTTCACCGCCCGCGGCACCGCGAGCGACTTCCGGCCGATCTCGCGAATCGATCTCAACCTCTTCCCGGGCCTCGACAAGGTCGAGGAGGGCGGCGAGTACAAGTACGGCACGATCGGCGACTCCGGCGTCACCGTGCAGATCGCCACCTACGGCAAGATCTTCGCGATCACCCGCCAGGCGATCATCAACGACGACCTCGGGATGATCACCCGCATCCCGCAGCGGATGGGCCGCGCCGCGAAGCGCACCATCGGCAATCTGGTGTTCGCCATCATCAACGGCAACCCGACGATGCAGGACGGCACGGCGCTGTTCCATGCCAACCACGGCAACCTGCTCACCGGCGCGGCTCTGTCGGCCGACTCGCTGGACACCGCGCGCGCCGCGATGGCGAAGCAGAAGGACCCCGACAACATTGCGGCCGCGCTGAACATTTCGCCGCGGTTCCTGCTCGTGCCGGTGGCTCTCGGCGGCAAGGCGCGCCAGATCATGGCGTCGCAGACCGAGCCGGGCCAGAACAATGCCGCGCTTGCCAATCGCGTCGCCGGCATGGCCGAGGTCATTGCTGATGCCCGCCTCGATGCGAGCTCGGCAACGGCCTGGTATCTCGCCGCTGACGCCAACTCCACCGACACGATCGAGGTCACCTATCTCGACGGCAACGATACGCCCTTCATGGACCAGAAGGACGGGTGGAGCGTGGACGGCACCGAGTTCAAGGTGCGGCTCGACGCCGGCGTGAAGGCGCTCCACTGGCGCGGCCTCTCCAAGAACCCGGGCGCGTAAGCGTCGCCTGAGACCGGCGGCGCGCGAGGCGCCGTCGGCTTCCCCTTCATCCATCGCGGGAACCCGACCCCATGAAGAATTTCATCCAGGAGGGGGATACCCTCACCTTCACCGCTCCGTCCGGCGGCGTCGTCAGCGGCGGCGGCTACATCATCGGCGATATCTTCGTCGTCTCGACCGTCACGGCGGCGCAGGGTCTCCCCTTCGCCGGCAAGACCACGGGCGTCTTCGAGTTCGCCAAGCTCTCGGCCCAGGCTTGGACGGAAGGCGCCAAGGTCTACTGGGACGCCACCAACTCGCGCTTCACGACCGTCGCGAGCGGCAACCGTCTCGTCGGCGTTGCGTCGGAGGCTGCGGCCAACCCCTCGGCCGTTGGACGTGTCCGCCTCGATGGCGGTTCGCTGCCTGCCGCTTCCTGATCAATCGTCGTGATCGACTTCAACGCCCTTGTGCTCGGCCCGGCGATGGCTGCTTTCGCCCGGCCGATCACGATCCTCCCCGCGGTGTCCCAACCCGGCGAGCCGGCGTATCCGGGGCGAGGCATCTGGGGCAAGCGCCCAGCGGACTTTCAGCTCGAGGACGGCAGCGCGGTTGGCACGGATGTACTCGTCATCGGCATCCGCATCGGTGAGTTTCCGATCCTGCCGCAGCCGGGCGACCAAATCGATATCGACGCCTACGCCAGCCTGCCGCGTGTCGGCCTATGCGAGATGGTCGACGATGGTGACGATGGCCAGGGCGGCTATGCGCTTGTCGTGAAGATCGTCGGGCCATGAGCACGGAAGCCACCCGCATCAGAGACGCGATCTTCACTCGCCTGTTCGCGCTCAAAGCGTCGCATGGCTTTAAAACGGTGCGCCGCGTTCCCGTCGCGATGCTCCAGCCTGATGTCCTGCCGGCGATCTCGGTCGCGCTGCTGAGCGAGCGGATGACGCCGCTGGGCGATGACAATTCGAGCGCGCTGAGCTTCGATAGCGAGGTGACGATCGGCGTTTCTGTTGTCCGAGGGGGCGGTGTACCGACCGCCCTTGATGATCAGGCAGACGCTGACGTCGACCTGATCGAAAAGCTTCTGCTGTGCGATCCGAGCTTCACACGGTTCGGTCTCGATCCTGGTCTCGACGATGGCAATCCGGATCGCGAGCCGCTCTTCGAGGCAGTGACCGGCATCAGCCGACGCCGGACTTTTCCGCAGGACGGAGAGAAATATTTCGTCGAGGTCCGCCTCGAGCTGTCGTTCCGGACATCCGTGGATTTCGCCCCGCTGCTCCCCGACGACTTCAGGACGCTCGTCCTCAAGGCCCGCCCGCTCGGCACGACCTACAAGACGCCGGAGTCCGGCTTCGTGATCGTCGAGACCACCCCCACCCCCTAGGAGGCCCCCATGGCCGATATCGCCGTCAAGCCGGCGCGGAAGGGCATGAACCTTTCGCATCCGGTCGCTGGCCTGCTGCCCGACGAGGGCGGCCTCTGGCCCGAGGATCAGTTCACATTTCGCCGCCTGCGTGACCGGGACATCGAGCGCGTCAAGGTCGAGGCCGCGGAGGATAAGCCGGCGGAGGTGGCCGAGGAGGTCGATCCCTATCCGGCAGCCGAAGAAGCCGACCCGCTGGAACTCGGGTCCAAGCGCAAGGGAAAGGCCTAAGCGATGGTGTCCTTCAACCAAATCCCCAACGGCTGGAAGCTGCCGCTCGTCTCGATCGAGATCGATCCGTCGCAGGCGGCGACGCCGAACCAGCCGAAATATGCGCTGATCACCGACTACAAGATCGCGGCCGGCACCGGCGTCGCCGATGCGGTGATCGCGTGCGGCTCGGTCGCGCAAGCCCGCGCGCTCGGCGGCATTGGCTCGCCGCTGGCGCAGGCCTTCGAGAAGTTCCAGGCGATCAACAAGAGCACGCCGGTGTTCCTGCTGCCGATCGCCGAGCCTGGCGCCGGGGTGAAGGCGGCGGCCGATCTGGTCGTGACGAATGCGCCGACGGCGCCCGGGACAATCTCGCTGTACATCGCCGGCCAGAAGCTCGCGATCGGCGTGACGGCTTCCGACACCACCACGACGGTTGGGACGAAGATCGCCGCGGCGGTGAATGCGAAGACGACGCTCCCTGTCGTCGCTGTCGCCTCGACTGGCACGGTGACGCTCACCGCGAAGTGGAAGGGTGCGACCGGCAACGATGTTCGCGTCGAGGAGAATGTTCTCGGGCCGAATGGCGGCGAGGTTCGCCCGACCGGCCTCGCGATGACCTTCCCGGCCTCGAACGTCCTCACCGGCGGCACCGGCGTGCCCGACTGGACCAATGCCATCGCGGCGCTCGGAGACGAGCCTTACGACTTCGTGGCGATGGGCCACACGGATACCGGGTCAATCACCGCCTGGGGCACCGAATTCGGCTTCGGCGACTCCGGGCGCTGGGGATGGATGCGCGAGGTGTTCGGCCAGGTCTGGTCCGTCCGCCGCGACAGCTATGCGAACCTGATCAGCTGGGGCCCGAACAACAACAGCCCGGTCATCTCGGTCGAGGCGATCGAGGTCACTTCTCCATCGCCGGTCTGGGAGTGGACGGCGGCCTACGCGGCCCGCGCCGCGCAGTCGATCGTCAATGACCCCGCTCGCCCGCTGCAGACGCTGACCCTCACCGGCATCCTGCCGGCGCCGAAGTCCTCGCGCTTCAGCAAGACGGAGCTTAATGCGCTGGCCGGCGTCGGTCTGGCGATCCAGAGCACGACCGCCGACGGCGTGCCGATGATCCTCCGGGAGCAGACCACCTACCAGAAGAATAGCCTCGGCCAGCCCGATGGCGCCTATGAGGTCGCCACCACGCTCGCCACGCTCGCCGAGATCCTGCGCCGCCTGCGGCTCGCAATCACCGGCAAGTATCCCCGTCACAAGCTCGCCAACGACGGCACGCGGCTTTCGCCGGGCCAGGCCGTCGTCACGCCGAATATCATCCGGGCGGAGATCGTCGCCGAGTACGAGCGCTGCGAGTACGACGGCCTGGTCGAAAACGTGAAGGCGTTCAAGGCGGCGCTGATCGTCCAGCGGAACGGCAGCGACGTGAACCGGGTCGACGTCCTCTATCCGCCGGACCTGATCAACCAGCTGCGCCACCTCGCCGTGCTCGCGCAGTTCCGCCTGCAGTATGCCGACGCGGCCGCTGCCTGACGCCAGCCTCTGAACGGAGATCACTCTCATGGCCAAGCGCATCGCTGGCGTCGCCTACTGGAAGGTGGACGGCCGCCAGCTCGCCCTGCGGGGCAACTTCACCATCTCACCGAGCGCGTTCGAGCGCGCCGGCATCGCCGGCCAGGACTATGTCCATGGCTTCTCCGAGGTGCCGCGCGTGCCCTTCATCGCCGGCGATGTCTCGCTGGTCGAGGGGACGTCAGTCGAGGACATCGACTCGATGGTCGACCAGACCGTCACCGCCGAGCTCGCCAATGGCGACGTCTGGGTTCTCCGCAATGCTTGGCGAGCGAATGCATCCGAGATCAATGCCCGCGAGGGCCAGTTCGCAGTTCGCTTTGAAGGCGAATCCTGCACGCAGCTCTGAGGTGACCCGTGGCTGAAGACACCGGCGGGATGACCTTCCCCCTGCACAAGAAAATTGAGGCGCACGGCGAGACGATCGCCGAGCTCAAGCTCCGCGAGCCGACGGCCCTCGATATCATCGAGGTCGGCAACCCGGTCCGCCTCGATGGCGCGAACAACACCATCTTCCACGACGATCGGAAGATGCAGCACATGATCGCGCGGCTGGCGAACGTGCCGCCGTCTGCAGTGGCGCAGCTGGCGCCGAACGACTTCGTGGCAATCGGCTGGGCTCTCACCCCTTTTTTCGGAGCGGGCTTGGCGGGGACCTGATCAAGCTGGTGATGACGCTGAACAAGAGCCACGGCGGCGGGATGCTGGAGTGGCTCCTCGGCTTGTCCGTTGAGGCTCTGGTCGAGCTTCAGAAGCACACAGCTGCGTGGCTCGACGAAATCGCACCAGAGGACGGCGCCTGAAATGCCGAACCCCGCGGAAATCGCCGAGCTCATGGTGAACGGCTCGATCTATCGCGACTGGGAGACGGTCACGGTTCAGCGTGGCTTTCAGCAGACCGCGTCGATCATGACCTTTGCTGCGGCGTCCCCGATCGAGAGCGGGACATGGGCCGGGCAGAAGCTCAAGATTGGAGACCGTTGCACGTGCCGCCTCGCCGGCGTCGAGGTCGCCAACGGTCTGCTCGCCACCCGCCAGGTCGTTTACGACGCGCGTAGTCACGCCCTCCAGGTGCAGGCGTCATCCAAGACCGCGGACTTGGCTTATGCCTCTGTGGCTCAGTCCGGCGGGTTCAAGAACAACACGCTCAGCGGCATTTCCAACAACCTGCTCAAGCCACATGGCATTAAGTTTCGGATCGACGGGAGCCCGGCCGGCGCCGAGAAGCCCTTTGCGAGGTTCCATGTCCAGCCTGGCGAGACCGTCGTCAGTGCGATCGCCCGCCTCTGTCAGATGCGCAACATCTGGCTGACGGACGACGAGAAGGGCAACCTCGTCGGCAAGCGGCTGGACCGCAGCGAAGGCCCCATGGCTCATCTGGAAGAAGGCCGGAACATCAAGTCGGCGATGTCCATCATGTCGGCCGAGAACATTCACGACAGGATCAGCGTACTCGGCAGCCAACCCGGCAATGACCAGCGCTGGGGCGATCAAGCGCGCGATTCGTCAGCCTCGGTAAGCAATCCGGAGGCTCTGAAGAATCGGGCGCTCATCGTCCGGTCCCCCGAGCCGGGCGACGCCGACGACATGAAGATGCATGCCGAGTACCTCGCCGCCGAGAATATCGCGACGATGATCCAAGCAGAGATCACGGTTCAGGGGTGGCACGATCCCGAGGGCGCTCTCTGGATCAAGAGCGTCGGGAAGAATGTCACGGTGAAGTCGCCGATGCTGTTCCCATCAGGATCCAAAGTGCTCGCGATTCAGGGGATTACGCATCGCCAGACCAGCCAGGCCGGGACCGAGACGGTGTTGAGCCTCATCCTCCCCGCGCTGCTGAAGGGCGCGGATCGCATCGACGCCAGCGGAAACGCCGAGGGGGGCGCCCCGCCCGTCAGCATGACCAAACCGGCTCAGCCCGAGCCCTCCGACGTGGTCTCGCTCTGATGGTATCCCGCGCCACACTCGAAGCCTCGAACGACGATCCGAAGCTACAGGAGGTCGATCTCAACCTCTCGCATGACGAGAAGGCGCGCGGCGTGGAGCACGTCCAGCCCTATGGTTTCAGCTCCCGGCCGGTAGCGCCCTCGAAGGAATCGGACGGCAGCACGAAGCGAGCCGAGGCCTTCGTCGTGCACCCGGACGGGTCGCGCTCTCATCCGGTTGCACTCGTCATAGCGGATCGGCGCTTCCGCCCGAAGGGTATGAAGGCCGGCGAAGTCCAGGTTCACGATAACCAAGGCCAGAGCGTGCATCTCGCCGAAGATGGCATCGTCGTGAATTCTCCGAAGAAACTGACCTTCAAGGTCGGGGACAACGCTTCCATCACCATGAACGCCGACGGCACGGTCACGATCCGCGGCTCCGCGATCAAGTTCGAGCAGGGCTGAGGCGCTCAGATGTCAGAATGGCGCGATCGGCTACGGCCCGCCTCGTTCAGGGGCGTTGAATTCCATGTCGAGCTCGGCGCGCGCAGCGGCGGCCGGCGTCTCGCTCCGCACGAGTATCCGAAGCGGGACGATCCCTACACGGAGGATATGGGCCGACGCGGCCGGGCCTTCTCCGTGATTGGGTATCTGATCGGCCCGGTCTTCACCGCCGACCGCGACGCGCTCATCGACGCGCTGGAGCGGGAGGGCGCGGGGCAGCTCGTTCTGCCTACCGGGCTGTCGATGCGCGTCATGTGCACAACGTACAACAGCGCGGAGCGCCGCGAGCGTGGCGGCTATGTCGAGATCGACATGCAATTCCTCGAGGCCGGGACGCAGGAGCCCCTACGCACCTCGGATGACACCCAGGCCAAGGTGACGGAGAGCGCCGAGAAGGCGAGCGCCAGCACAACCGCGACAGCGAACGAGACCATATCGGTCTGAAGGCATAAACGATGGCCGACGAAAACCTGAGGCTCCGGGCCGAAGTCGTTGACGCGTTCTCCGGCCCTCTGCGCACTCTGCGGAGCATGCTGCAGGGCGTCAGCTCGGCAGCGCCGACAGAGAAGCTCAAGAGCGGCATGGAGGGCGCCACGCGCGCCGCCACGGCCTTCGGACGCGAGATCAACAACACCGTCACCCCCGCTCTCAATGCCGCGGGTATCGCAGGTCTGACGGTCAGCGGCGTGCTTGCCGGTGTCGGCTTGGCCGTCCGTTCGTTCACCGGCGCGACTGCCGGTCTGGCGCTGCTCTCGCGCGAGACCAACATGACCGTGCAGAGCATGCGCGTGCTTGAGGAGGTCGGGAAGCGGTTCAACGTTGCTCCCGAGGCGATGCAGCAGACGTTTCGCCAGTTTGCCGAGAACAGCCGATTGTTTCGGAAGGGGCTGGGCGACACGTTCACGTGGCTCAACAGCCAGGGCGGCGTGACCAGCCGCTGGGCGCAGCAGCTTCGGGCCGACCTCAACGCCGGCCTCAATCCGGACGAAGCCTACAAGCGATCGCTGCAGTTCATGCGACGGATCCGCGATCCGATCGAGCGTGGCCTGTTCGCGGAGCGCCTCTTCGGAAACCGGCAGCTTGGGCTCCTCGGCAGCGAGGACATCGGCAAACTGATCGATGATGTCGAGAAGAAGCTCGGCCAGCTGCCAAAGGGTGCGGTCGAGTCCGCGATGGAGCTCAAGCGATCCTGGGACGATTTCATCACGTCGATGGTTCGCATGCGCGACACCGCGGCGGTCACCATCCTGCCAATGCTGAAGGATATCACGGACGCCACGGAAAAGTGGCTGAACAATCCGGAGACGAAGACCGGCATCAAGGCTTTCTTCCACGAGATTGAAGAGGGCGCGAAAGCCGCCTTCAGCTCGGTCAAAACCTTCGTTGATGTCCTGAATGCGGTGCGCGAAGGTCGGTTCTTGGACGCGGTGAAGCTGCTCAATAGCAAGCCCGTGTTTGCGCCATCCGTTCAGAACAGCGTGCCGTTCATTGGCGAGATGGGCCGCGGCGACACCGGTCCGCTGATCGAGCGCCGCGACCAACTGCGCCGACAGATCGACGTCATGGACAACCTGATCTCTCGAAAGGAGAGCGAGCCGGATCCGCTCGGAAACGGCAACATGACCGCGAGTGAGGAACGCCGGAAGCGCGACCGGCTCATTCAGGAGCTGGAGGCGCTGACCCGCGAGCTCGAGCAGCTGCGCAAGGATCGAGCCGCCGACGCGACGGTACAGCAGCAGAGCCTGACGGGCGACGGGTCCTTCGGAGGCGCTCGGCTGCAGCTTGCCGCCCTCGGTGGCGTCGCCCAGGCCGGCCGGATGAGCGGCATCAGCGTGCCGCGTCTCGGTGGCGTTGGGGGCGCACAGGTTGGCGCCGGTGGCTCGCGTTCTTGGCGGAACAACAACCCCGGCAATCTCGAATATGGACCGTTCGCCCAGTCGATGGGCGCAACCGGCACGGATGGGCGGTTCGCAATTTTCCCCGACTACGCGACGGGCCGCCGAGCTCAAGAAAAGTTGCTCTTCGAGTCGAAGAACTACCGAGACCTCAACCTCGGGCAGGCAATCAATCGGTGGGCGCCGGGTTCGGAGAACAACGTGCCTGCCTACCTCCGCGCCCTGGGGGGCTTCGATCCCAGCAAGCCGATGAGCGCTTACACGCCGACGGAACGCTCGCGTCTGCTGGATGCCATGCAGCGACATGAGGGCTGGCAGGTCGGCGACCCATCGGGCCTCAGGATCAAGCCCGGACAAGGATTTTCCGGGGGAGGAGTGCATGGCGGAGTGCTCGATATCGCGCGCTCCATCCAAGCAATGGGAGGTATCGAGCGGTTCACGGCCTTCAACGATCGATATCACGCAGGCACGCGTTCGCGGCACGCTCAAGGGCTGGCGGGGGATTTCACACTCACCGATCCCCGGCAGAGCGCTGCGATGGCGGAACGAGTTCGCGAGATGCTTCGAGCGTCGGGGCTGCGAGACGGGAAAGACTTCAGCGTCCTCGACGAATATACAAATCCGTCAGCCCGGGCGACGGCCGGTCACTTGCATTTCGAGCTGAAGAGCCGAGAGGCAGCGGAGGCCTACAGGCGCCATGTGCAGCGGGAACGTCGCGAGCGGGAAAACGCCGATCGTCGGATGGAGGGCGCCGCAACGCTCGACGTCAATTTCCGGAACGCCCCGGCTGGGATGTCGACGAGCACGTCGATGAGCGGCATGTTCAAAGATATCCGCCTTCGGCAGGTTGTTCGGCCTCCGAAGGCGGGCGTCGATATCTGACGAGATCAATCTTGGATTTCGTCCCTGAAGTGATCGATCAGGTCACGGCCGACAAGCGGATTACCGTCGGCCGTGGCGAAATTGATCAGGACCGATCCAGCCGCGAAAACGCTCGCTTGATAAGCGAAAACCAGCTTGTGGGGCGGGTCGCCATAAAGCCCGCGCCTGGTGCAGACGATCCACATCTGCTTATCTCGGACGGTTTCCGTAACCTCGCAATCGTTCTTTGATTGGTCGTGGCCGATAAGCCAGTCTCGAACAGTGCCGGCGGGCTTCGCCATGCCTTGAGGATCGTAGATCGAGAGCGGTGCGCCGACTTTGCTGACGATCGGGTCTTTCTTCCACGGAGTGCCGGCGGCGAAGGCGGTTCGCTCCTGGCCAACCGCGCCGCCTGAAGCGAGCACCGAGAGCCCCACGAGGGCGGCTGAAAGAAGACGCATCCCAACTTTCTCCCGATTCCAAGCTCGCGTTGCGGTTGCGAGCGTTCAAATCTAGTCACGCTTCTGCGGCTGAGGCCACCAAGATGATTGGCCCATGCGGGGCGGTCCCTCGTACATCGGCGGCTCGATCTTCTGAGGGGTGACGGCCTGCTGCTTCACCGCACGGATCAGCTCCTTGTGCTGCACGTCGCGACGGGTCCGGTTGGACGCGCTGATCGCGATGAATAGCGCAGCAAACCAACAGAGCACGGCGAGAAGAAAAGCCGGAAGCGCCAGCAACACACTGATTGTGTTCAATGTGCCCACGCCAAGGAACGGCAGAAAGCGTCGCGCTCCGAAAACGGCAATCAAGGTCGGGAGATACATCACTGCGAGAGTGATTACCCCGGCGCCCGCAATGGTGTCGTTCATTCGAAATCCCCCCGGAAGCGTCATCATGCCGAAGACTTTCAGCGATGCAAGAACTGGTGGCAAATGGCCTTAACTGCAATCTCTGAGACAGTTGCGCTGATTGCCCGCGTCGGAGCGGCACTGATCGATGCGACTTCGGCCGATGATGCGGATCTCGCCGCCGATGTGCGACGGTCCGTGGGAGACTTGGTCGATCGTGCCGAGCTCCACATCCGTCAGAAGACTATGGGGACCGCGCTCGACGCCGCCTTTCGGGCCGCATCCATCGCGGGGGCCGATTTCGACAGCATGGATCGGGTGCGGGCGCTGGCTGAGAGCGTCAGCCTCACCACGAAGACGGGGCAGGCCGGCAGGATCGCCTGCATCCGCTTCGCATTGATCGGCATGGCGACGGCGCTGGGCGAAACCAACTTCCGAAGCCGCGAGGACGTTCGCGCTGCGTCGAGCCGGATCAGCTCGGCATTCTCGCCGGCAATCGAGATTGCTGCCGACAGCGGGGACAATGTCGGGTACCGGGACTTTGTCGCGCTCCATGCGGCAGTGACGCGGGACCTCGCGATGCGCGGGCGACCGTTGCCGCAGATGGTGCCTTACTCCTATGCGCGAGCCATGCCTACGCTCACTCTCTCGCAAAGGCTGTACGGCGCGGGTGATCGAGCCGATGAGCTCGGCTCCGAAAACAAGGTCATCCACCCGCTCTTCGCGCCAGCGCAGGGCCGAGCACTGTCCGCCTGATGGCCTTCGCTCATCGCCACGGGGACGTCCGCAACTGCGGCGCGACCACAATCGTCTCCGGACAGGGGCATGTCACGGTGGACGGGAAGCTCTGGGCGGTCGAGGGCGATCAGAACAGCCACGGCGGCGGGGCACTGATCACCTCGCACGCCTGGCTGACCATCAACGGCAGAGGGGTGATCGTCGTCGGCGACCACGCAGCACCTGATGCTCTCTGTCCAATCCCGCCGCACTGCGATCCCATGGCGGTCGGCTTCAGCTCTCTCGTGGATGTGGCATGACCGATATCCGCATCGTCCAGATCGTGACGCCGGAAGCGGTAACGCTCGATTGGCTGCTGACGCCCACCGGCGAGCTCGACACGACGCAGGAACTGGCAACGGCCGCGACCGTCGCGCTGGGCACGGATCGCTTGGCGCTGCCAGCGGACGTCTTGCCTGATCCGAACGATAGCGACCGGCGGGGCTGGTGGGGCGATCTCGATGCCGAGGTCATCCATGACGGGTGGCCGATCGGCACGCGCCTCTGGCTGATGTCCCGGGATAAGATCACGGGCCCCGAGGCTCGCCAGGGTTCGACGATCGCCAGGGCTGAGGAATTCGTCCGGGAGGCGCTGCAGCCCTTCGTCGATCGGCAGATCGCGACCAGCGTCGAGGTACGCGCTGAGCGGACCGACACCGGCCGAATCGATGTGCTGGCCACCTTCTACCGCGGCGCACAGCCGGCGATAGCGCTTCGCTATGCGGATCTCTGGACCGAGATCGGAGCCTGATCACCCATGCCATGGACCACGCCAACACTCGCTGAACTGCGAGGGCTGAATCGCGACTTCATCGCGGCGTACCTGCCGGGCGCAGATGCCAGCGTGCCGAACTCGGTGCTGCGCGTGCTGAGCGATGCGAATTCGGGCCTCGCTGCGCTCACGCTGCAGTATCTCGACTGGCTGGCGCGTCAGCTCATGGTCGACACCGCCGAGCGCGAATGGCTGGACCGCTTCGGCCAGATCTGGCTCAGCGGGCGCAAGGCCGCGACCTTCGCCGAGGGCACTGCGCTTCTGCAGGGCATCGCCGGCACGGATGTCCCTTCCGGAACCCTGCTCGCCGCCGGGCCGGTGGAGTACGAGACGCTCGCGCTTGCGACGCTGACCGGAAGCCCAACGTCCGTCGCCGTCCGCGCGCTGACGCCCGGTCTCGTCGGAAATCAGACGGCAGGCGCCGGCCTGACGGTGTCGACCGCGATCCCCGGTCTCGATGCGGCCGCCACCGCGGGCACGATCGCCGGCGGCGTCGATGCCGAGAGTGATGAAGACCTTCGAGGTCGAATCCTAGATCGCATCCGCAAGCCGCCGATGGGCGGCGACGCCGACGACTATGTCGCGTGGGCGCTCGAAGTCCCGGGCGTCACGCGGGCTTGGACATCGCCAATGGAGATGGGCGCCGGAAGCGTGACGGTTCGGTTCATGATGGACGAGTTGCGCGCATCGAACGACGGCTTCCCGCTGCCGGAGGATGTCGAGGCCGTTCAGGCTCATATCGATGCGTTGCGCCCAGTCTCGGTCAAGGACCTGTTCGTTCTGGCTCCGATTTCAGAGCCTATCAACTTCACCATCTCCGGTCTGGTGACCGATAGCGCGGAGACGCGCTTCAACCTGGAGGCTGCTGTCGCTGCCATGCTCAATGAGCGCGCGCGACCCGCTTACGCCCTGAACGGGGTAGCTCAGGATGCTCAGACGATCCATCGCGAATGGGTCAGCGCGGCGGTCTTGTCCGCATCTGGCGTCGAAAGCTTCAACCTCACCATGACCGACCACGTCATGCCCTCCAAGGGGCATATCGCCGTCCCTGGAACCGTGACCTATGCCTGATCAGCACGTCCAGCGCAGCGGAGCCGACTACGCCGAGGCGCTGGCCGCACTCCTTCCGCCGGGCCCGGCTTGGCCGCGGGAGACAGGCACGGCGCTCATGGGGCTCGTGGCCGGCCTCGCCGAGATCTGGGGCGATCGGGTCGACGCGAGAGCGGCCGACTTGCTTGAGCGAGAGAGCGATCCGCGCGCGACGATCGAGTTGCTTGAGGACTGGGAGCGGATGGCCGGACTGCCGGATGCCTGCCTGGCCGAACCTCTCACGATCGGCGATCGCCAGCGGGCATTGGTCGCTCGGCTGACGATGCTTGGCGGGCAATCGCGGGCCTTCTTCATCGGCCTCGCCGCGTCGCTGGGCTATGAAATCACGATCACCGAGCATTCGCCGTTCATGGCCGGCATCTCGCATGTGGGGGACACCCGATATGACGATGCCCCGGATTTCCGTTGGGAGATCGGCCCCGCTGAGGTCCGGTATTACTGGAACATCCATATGGCCGCGGCTCGGCTGACGTGGTTTCGCGCCAACGCTGGGCAGGCTGGTGTCGATCCGCATCTGCGTATTGGCCTGGCGACGGACCTCGAATGCCTGATCCGTCGCTTCAAGCCGGCCCACACCGAAGTGTTCTTCGACTATACCGGCATCGATCCGCTTGGGCCGATGACCGGGACGCCCTGACGCCCGGAGCCTTCTCACATGGAATACGTTGCACCGTACGGGTCGCTCGACCCGAACGCGCCCTATGTCAATGGCAACCCCTCCACCGGGCAGATGGGGTCGATCCCGCCAGCTGCTGCATTTGAGCATCCGCAACGGGAAATCTTGGCCCTGATTGCGGCTGCTGCCCTCACCCCGGCTGGCGCCGATTTATCTCAGCTTCTGCGAGCCGTTCGGAAGTTTGGCGGCGGCTATTTCGTGCCGGCTGGAACAGCCAACGCGATCACGATCACGCCGTCACCGGCCTTTCAAAACTTGACGCAGCTTGTCGGCGTCCCGCTCCGCATCGTCGCGGGCGCTACGAACACCGGCCCCGCGACGCTCAACGTCAACGGCCTCGGAGCGCTGGCGATCCAGAGGCGCAACGGCGCCGCGCTGACGGCCGGCGACATCGTCATCGGGCAGATTTTCCAGGTCACTTATAACGGTACGATCTTTCAGCTCGTCACTCAGCTGGAGACGTTCTTCGTCACGCAGGCCTTCGCGGGCGCGGGCGGCCAGGCGGGCTTCTCTGGCTCGCTCGTCGTCCCGACCGGTGTGACCCGCATGTTCATCCGCGCCTGGGGAGCGGGAGGCGGCGGCGGCGGCGCGGTCTTCAACGCGTCGGGCGGCGGCGGTGGTGGCGGTGGCTATGCGGAAAATTGGTTTCCAGTATTGCCGGGCGCAACCCTGACTATCCAGGCCGGTACCGGAGGGGCGGCAGGCGGCTCGGGACTTGCGGGAGGTAACGGTACCGGCTCGTTCGTTTCGGCCGTTGCTGGACCTGTTACGGGCGTGTTCCTGTCGGCCGGCGGCGGCGGCGGCGGCGGCGGTGCGGCATCTGCCACAACGGTCGGAGCCTTCGGCACCGGCGGAACCACGTCCGGCGGGTCGTTTCAGCCTGCTGGTGGCGCAGGCCAAGCCGGCCAGGTGATTGGTTCAAACTACTACGGCGGCTTTGGCGGCGCGTCGCCCCTAGCGGGTGGCGGCGGCTACCCCTCCGCGCAGGGTGCAATCTTCGGCTCTGGCGGTGGCGGCGGCACGAGCAACACCGCCGCGCCCGGCACCGGGGCCGGTGGCCTCGTTACGATCTCCTGGTGAGGATTGACCATGTTCGCGATGATCGATGAGAGCGGCCGCGTTTGCGAGCTCTTTCAGGACAACCCTGGGGTATGGCCCGCGCCCCAGCGGCTTGTCGACGTTTCAGGCGTCGAGGGCATCGCCGAGAATTGGACGATGGACGAGGCAGGGGCTTTCCATCCGCCCCCAGCATCTCCGCCGATCGACCTGCTCGCCTATGCTGCCGATCGGCGCTGGCGTCAGGAGGTCGGCGGGATCACCATTTCCGGCGTGCCGATCGCGACCGACGATCGAAGCAAGATCATGATCATGGGCGCGCGCGTCGCGGCGGAGGCCGATCCGGATTGGTCGACCATCTGGCACGGCGCTGATGGGGGCACATATCCGATCGACGCGGCGGCGATTGTCGCGATCAGCGACGCCGTACAGGCCCATGTCAATCAAGGCTTTGCCACCTTCGCCGAGGTGAAGGCCGAGATCGAAGCCGGCGAGATCACGACTCCTGAAGAAGTAGACGCCGCTTTCGACTGACGGCTCGCCTAGCTAGCCGCCCCGGCTCCTTTCTGGGCGCTACTGTGGTGCGCTTCCTCGTAGTGCCTGGTGTGCCTCGAGCTGTTCCGTCAGCAGACGGGTCATGTGCGCAACCTGGTCTATCGGAACCAGAAACGAGACCGGTCCATATGCGGGGTGGTGGAAGCTCAGAGATGTGGCCTCACCAATCAACTCCGGCTGTACATGCCACCGCCTGTTAAAGGCGCTCTCTATCGTTACGCCCTCAAGTGCTGGCTGATCTCGCTCTTCCGTCATCATGGCGTGCACCTTGCCGAGGCTCTGAATCAAAGTCAGCAGCTGTTCGGCCTCAAGCGTCAGTGAACCGCTTACGCCGCTCGGTGGCATGAATTCGACAGTAACGGTGCGCCGGTCCTCGCTGACAGCGATGCGCAGCCGTTCCTGAGTCTGGATCATCTGATCCCCCTATTGCCAATGGAGTTTTATCATGGACACGACCGCTGTGCAGCGGGCGTTGCTTTCGCTTGGCTATGACCCTGGGCCGGTCGACGGGCTGCCGGGCAGGAAGACGACGGCGGCCGTGGTCGCGTTCCAGCGCGCCGCGGGGCTCAAGCCGGACGGCGTTGTGGGGCCACTCACCACCGCAGCTCTGGCCAAGGCAGCGCTAGCCAAGGGCGGACCGGTTCAGGTTGTGCCCGGAAGCAATGACCCTGGCAGCGGCGGGGGCGGCGGCCTGCGCATCGTGCCGCTCGACTGGATGCCAGCGGCCCAGATGAGCCGCCTCATAGTCCACTGGACCGCCGGCAACCATACGGCGTCAGGTCTCGACCGCAGCCACTATCATATCCTCGTCGAGAGCGATGGAAAGCTCGTCCGCGGCATCCCTTCCATTGCGTTGAACGATGCACGGGGCGCGAAGACCGGCTACGCCGCGCACACGCTCAACTGCAACACGGGCTCAATCGGGGTCTCACTCTGCTGCATGGCCGGCGCCGTCGAGAAACCCTTCAAACCGGGCAGCGCGCCGATGACGAAGGTGCAGTGGGACGCTGTCCCGGCCGTCGTCGCTGATCTGTGCCGGCGCTACGGCATTCCGGTCACGCCCAAGACCGTGCTCTCGCATGCCGAGGTCCAGGCCAATCTCGGCATCAAGCAGAAAGGCAAGTGGGATATTGCGCGGCTAGCGTTCGACCCTTCGATCGTCGGCGCGGCCGCGTGCGGTGATTTGCTCCGGCGCCAGGTTCAAGCGGTCCTCTGACGGGGCTGGTGTCGGTTCATGAGGTAGCAAGATTGGGTCGGCGCTAAGGCCAACACCCAGGCGCCTCAGCGTACCGCAAATTCTCTTCTTGTAATCGTACCATGTCCCGATTTCCGCGCGACACGCGGCGCAGCGGACCACCGCGACATCCGAGAGTTTTGTCGGCAGGGACACCGCCGGCGAGCCGCAACCGCTGCATTCAAACTCGGTACCAAAACCCATAGCCGCTCTCTCCGCAGCAATTACGCGGATGAGTGGCTTCGGTTCCCGCAGCGGCCGGGCCAGCCGCATCCCCATAATCGGAGCATCATCATGAACCGTATCGTCCTGGCGCTCGTCGCCTTGGGCGCGCTGGCGCTTGCCGGCTGCCAGAGCCTCAACAACCCCGGCGCCTGGGGCCAGATCGCCGCCGGCGTCGGCGCGATCGTCGGCGAGACCTCGATCGACCCTCGAATCGAGAAGGTCAGCGCCAAGCTCGCCGAGCAATGCGCGACCGTGCAGACCGCCGCGCTCGCGGTCGACCTCCTCTCCCCCTCGAAGGTCCAGCAGGCCGCCCAGGACGCGCGGATCGCCGTCGCGACCTTCTGCGCCGCGCCGCCTCGGAGCGTCAGCGAGGCGCTCGCTTCTTTGGCCAGCGCCTACGCCGCCATCGCGGCGGCCCGCGCCGGCCGCTGAGCTTCTGCGCAACGAAGATCATCAAGGAGCGCATCATGTTCACGATGGAGCAGTTCTGGAGCCTCGTCCGCACGCTCCTCCAGACCGCCGGAGCGGCGCTGGTGACGCGCGGCTATATGGACGACGGATCAATGCAGATGATTGTGGGCGCGACCATGACGCTGCTCACAACCGGCTACAGCCTTTACATCCGCCGCAAGGCCGGACTGGTCGCGTCGGCCGCGGCGCTGCCTGAGGTGATCGACGTCAAGCTGAAGCCGACCGACGCCGGCCAGGCGATCAAGGAGCAGGTGGCCGATCCTACGGTACAGGTCGCGAAATAGGCCGGGGCGATGGTCATCCTGCGCGTCTATCGCGGCATCCACGACCACTTTCCCGCGCGGCGCTCCGAATGGGTGCTGGCCGGGATCATGGTCGTGTGGGGCTGGATCCTGTTCGGGCCGGATGAGACCTTTGCGCGGTCGGTGTCGTGGGCCCAGATGGCCGCTCTGGCCGGCGAGGGTACATGGGCGGTCTGGGCGATCGCGACGGGCGTGTTCCGCTTCGCGGCTCTGATCGTCAATGGCACCTTCCATGACACCTGGTACGGCCGTTGGTCGCCGCACGTGCGCATGGTGGCTTCGTTCCTGTCCTGCTTTCTCTGGCTCCAGATCACCTTCGGCCTGTTGGCCGCCGAGACGACGACGACTGGCCTTGCCGTCTATCCCGGCCTGCTCGTGCTCGACCTCATGAACGTGGTCGCTGCCGCGTCAGACGCCGCCAAGATGGACAAGGCCCGGGATGATGGACCTTAGCTCGCTGACTGTCGAAAACGTCGCCGCGACCATCGGTGTTGGTATCGTTGCTGCCTGGCTGGCGGCGGCGAAGTACCTCAAGGAGCGGAAAGCGCCGCCTCAGCCTAACGCGGCCGATGTCGTCGTTGCCGGCGGCACGATCGCCGACATGGGGCCATTCCGCGCGATCGCCGCCGCGCAGGAGAAGACGGCAGCGGTGAACGAGCGGATCGCCGTCGCACTGGAAGCGATCCGCGATCTCCTGCTCGAGCGTGCCCAGGACGAAGAGAAGGAAGAGGAAATCGTGCGACGGGCCGAGATTATGGCGCAGCAGATGTTGCGCGAGCTCGGGCCGAAGCGGGCACCCATCAATCGCCGGCGAAAGCCGCCCTGAGATTGCCGGGCAACACCGCCTCACTGCGCGCCCTCCCAACCAGCCGCCTTATTTCGCTGGGGATTTCGGGGACAACCGTCACCTATGGCATTCAACCCTACCTAGGGCTGTATCCAGGACCAATCCCATTGGTAAGGTGGGGTTCGGAGGGCTGGGATAACTCCGGGCCGGCATTTCAGAATCAGTGGCCGGCGTCATCCTTCGGGGTGGCGCCGGCCTTTTTCGGTTGGCTTCATCCGGATCTCAGATACGCTGCAAAGGCGTCGCCGGTGAGCAAAGGGGAACTGCTTCGGTCCTCCCTCCCCAGCTCTTCGGAGCGGAAACCTACCGCGCACGGGCGACGCAACCGGCTTTTGAGACCCTTACATTTTGGCCCGGTCTCGCTTCGGCGGGGCCGGGCCTTTTCGCGTCAGGAACATGCTAGGCCAGCGCGCGTTTTTCGGCAGTCCCTTGCATCACCATGAACTCCCGGTCCCCTCAGCTTCGGCTGGCGGGGGCTTCCTTGTTTCGCCCGGTCCATCTTCTGGCTCCGCGGGCTTGCTGGAAAGTCGGCGTAGATGATTAAGGGTCGCTTCCAGCCTGAAGCGGGTGAACTCTCCCTGCGCCCTAGAGTACTCGGCGCTGAGATGGCCTTCGACAGTCTGCCAGGTCGCCGCTCCATCCCGGAGCATGACTGCCAGTATGGCGTCCTTGACCCCGAAAATGGTGTTCGCCTCGTCAGCAAGAATCTTCTTGAACCTCTGCGTTCCGTCCTCCTCCTGACGGTCGAACGCGCCTCGTTGCTGATCCGAATAGTCGTTCATCCTTCTCTCCAGGCATATACGAACGGCGGAGATTTAGGTCCCGATCGGCGACCGACAAGGGGCTGAAAGCGGCCCCTTGAACTCGCCGCACGCGATCACAAAATCATCCGCGCGAATGCTCTTCGCGTCGTCGAAAGGAGTGAATTGGGAGAGCGCAACAATGACGAAACAAGCAGTTATTCCCGCCCTCGCGGGTACCCCGGTTCGAGACAATGCTCTTGACAGATTGCTGCATCCGGATCGCTTTTTTGCCGGGCCGGCTGACGTGGTCCAGGCCACCCACCTGAACGTTGCCGAGAAGCGCGCAATTCTTGCCTCATGGGCTTCAGATGCGTGCGCCGTGGAGTCCTGCCCGACGCTTCGCCACCCACGATATGTCGCTGATCCAGTCAGCTTTGACGATGTCATGGACGCGCTGGAGCAATTGGACCGGCTCCCAAGCCTGGCTCACTGCGACGGATATGGCGATGGAGTCAAAGCGGCCAATCAGGAAAATCTGCCTGTGTGAGGGTCGCGGCAATGTCTTCCATCGACTTTGGCCCAGGTCGTGGGCTTCCCACACGCCACGTTCTTGAGCGGGCTCTGGCGGTCTCACTGCTATTTGCATCAGCCGCGTTGATATTGGGGGTCGTCGTAAGCTGATTTACGGCTCGATCGTCTCCGGCGTTCAAGGCCCGCTTTCGGACCGCACGCCCGCAGGCTGAAACAATCGCGGCGATGCAGAGTCCAGCTCGCAGTCTCTTGAATGCCATGACTTGGCCCGCCGTTCCGAAAGGAGCGGCGGGCTTTTTCGTTTGGAACCCGTACTGAGCGCCAGCGTTTCGCGAGCGGGATGCCAGTCCCACGTCATGAGACTATGCCCCGTCGGCTCGCGCCGGCGGGGCCTTTTTCGCGTTCAGGCTATTGTGACGGGGGCTGCCGCTTGCATTCAACACCAGGGCGGGTCGACGCGGTCCGTTGAGTGGATGATTGTCTCTCCGCAGTCGAGGCAGCGATAGCGCGTTTCGCTGCCGCCGCCGAACATGTGGCCGACATCGGGTCCACGATGCTCCACGACCAGCCGGCTATGGGGCTTATCGTGGCGCCTCTTTCGGACCTGCTCAAGACAAAGAACGCAGGGCTTGGCAGGAGCAGACCTCATGATCGCCGTGCTGGTCATGCTGCTCGCGGCTTCCGTGGTCCCGCAATCAGCTTGGGAAGATACTCCAGAGCTACGCTGTCGCGTCTGCGGAAATATTCCCCAGCGTGCTCCGGCAGCCAGACGTCGACGACGTGCGCGCGGAAGTCAGCAAGGAGATCGTTGGGGTAAGCCTTCGCCGGAACTCGGCGTCCATCCGGATACCTATGCCAGTAGGTGGGAAGCTTGTCGGTATCCAGGCCCTTTTCCTTGCGAAGCCAATCGCAAAAGAGCCTGCCTGATGAGATATCGGGCACCATCTTGGCGGGGAGCCTGTATCCCATCGCTTCCAGCGGGGCGATCAGCAAGATCGACAACTCCGCCAACACTGAGAAATGCCCGTGGGGCACGCTCTCGTTGTTCTCGATATAGCGCTGCAGGTGGTAGGGAAGCGCACTCTTGCCGGTCGGTGTGCGACCGGACATCCAATCGGACACCCAACGGCTCACCCTCACGGCAAAGGCAGGGGAGCACCACTGAGCCAGGTTGATCGCAACTTGAGGGTGGACCCAAGTGCCCTGGAGCCGCGGTTCTCCTCCGCTAACTGACTGAACTAGTTCCGTTATGGGAATTCCCATATCGGTCGAGAGGGCGTCGAGAAACTCGGCCGTGGTCTTGAGGCGACGGTAGTCGGCCCAGTTCCGGTTGGCGGCCTGGCACATCGCGGTCGCGTTGATGTAACCATCCTCAGGGCGCTGATAGATAGTTGCTCCCTCCGCCTGATGCGGGATGAGAGCGAGATGGGTCTGCATATAAAGACATCCTTATGTGATGCCTTGAGCCCCTTGACAGAACCGCAGTTATCCCCACTTAAGTGGGACGCGAAACGTTGCGATCCCGCACAGAGTTTCCAAGGCGATGTGCGGACTAAAAGCCGGGGTTGGCGCCCCGGCTTTGCTTTGCGGAGTTGCAAAGCCAGCCCCACATGGTGATGCGGCGAAATTAGTTCAAGTTTCGAAGTAATTTTTCTAGGAACTTTTTTCGGACGCGCGGATTGTTGTTTCCCGCAACCGCTTCAACCGCTCGATCTCGCTGGCAAGCTGCGCCGTTGCCGCATCGCCCCGATGGTGCTTGATGCCCTTCGCCTCGTCGCCTTCACCGCCTTGGACGCCATAGAGCACCGCGCGACGCTTCTCGGCGGGCATGTCGAGCAGATAGGTGACCTCGCATTCGTGGCGCCATTCCTCCGACCAGGTCGAAACCTCGCGGTTGGCGAGCAGGCTGAAGGCCATCGGTTCGTTGGCAGGGTCGCGCGTGGGCATGGCCGAATCTCTCAGTCGATCGGGTTATGCCTTAGCCACTCGTCGAGGGCGGTGACCAGCTCGATCAGCTCGTTCTCTTCAGCGCTGTCCTCGATGCAGCCCGTCAATCCCTGGACATGCTCGACTGCGCGCTCGACATCGCCAGCATGGCGCAAGGGGATCGGCAAATCGGGCATGTCCTTGCGGCTCCTCCGGTTCAGAACAAGCTAACGATGCCAGCTTGTGTTGCCGCACACCAAGAGCCGGGTTCGGCACGCCTCGCTAGAACGGGGCGAACCCGACAACGGCCCATGCGCCGAGCGCAGCGATAATGGCGGCCGCAATCAACAACGCCACTTCGGTGTCCGGTGGTTCAAGCTTCAATTCGACCAATCCGTGCCGGAAACGCGCCGCCGTTCCATGAACGCGGCGATAGCACGCTGGAGTGCGGCCCGCTCCAATGCTTCGGAGGTATCCGCCTGGGCCTCCTCAAGCTCGCGAACGCGCTGCAGTGTCCGTCGGAACTCATCATCTGAATGAATTTCGACGGCGGGCGCTTCTGGTGGCAGAGGTGGCCTGTCCGACATCACTGTGGCCTGTTGAGCTTCGCTTGGGCCGCGCTCGCCTTGGCGAGCAGGCCTTCCAGCTTTGCGAATGCGATCGCGGGGATCTTGAGCTCTAGATTGGCTTCCCCCGGCACTTCAAACAGCAGGATCGCACCCTCGCTAGCGTCCGCGCTGACGATGATCTGTTTGACATCCGAGACTGCAATCACACGGCATGGTTCGTTCTGCATAGGTTCCGCCCCGAAGATCCAAAGACCTGCCTATCAGTTGTCATTGCCTGCAAGGGTTTCAAGAAGGTTGGAACGATTCCGATGTGCCGCCGTTGGCGCTGCGTAGCGTTGCGGAGTTTCAGTCAGTGTGTGCGCGTCGCGTGTTGCGGTCGGGGCCTGTCGCCGAGACCTTGAAGGGACCGGCCGCGCGCCGCTCTGCCGCCGGCCAACGCGCGCTGATCTTCGATCCGATGCCGGAGCGCATCGAGCCGAGCCTGGCGCTTCTCGTCCCGAAGGTACCGGAGGGACCGGACTGGTCCTATGAGGTGAAATGGGATGGCTATCGTCTCGCCGTCCATGTTGAGCCGGGCGGCAAGATCCGCATCATCACCCGCGGCGGCCATGACTGGACCGAGCGCTTCCCGACCGTGGCGAAGGCCGCCGGCCTCCTCGGCGTCGACAGCGCGATCATCGATGGCGAGGCCGTCGTGCTCGATGCTGAGGGCCGGGCCGATTTCTCCGCCCTGCAGAAGGCGCTCGGCGGGCGAGGCGGCAAGCTGCGGGCCGGCGCCGCGACGCTCTACGCCTTCGACCTGCTCTATCTCAATGGCCACGATCTCCGCTCGCTGCGGCTCGATGAGCGTCGCGCGCTCCTCGAGGGCGTGCTCGACGAGGCGGCGGTCCAGGGCATCAGCATGAGCGAGGATATCGACAGGCCCGGCGCCGAGCTGCTCGAGCAGGCGTGTGCGCTCGGCCTCGAAGGCATCATCGCGAAGAAGCGCAGCGCCCGCTATCGCTCTGGCCGCTACGGCGAATGGGTCAAGATCAAGTGCGTCCAGAGCGAGACGTTCCTGATCATCGGTTATGAGCCGTCGACCGCGGCGCTGGGCGGCATCGGGCGCCTGCTGCTAGCTGCACGCCAGGGCGACGGCTTGGCCTATGTCGGCGGCGTCGGCACTGGCTTCGGTGAGGTCGGTGGCCGGGCCCTGAAGCGGATGATGGACAAGCTGGTGATCGAGACACCGGTGATCAGGCTGAAGCGAAAGGGCGCGAAATGGCTGACGCCGGCGCTGGCGGCCGAGATCGAGTTCCGCGGATGGACCGACGAGCCAAAGCTGCGGCATGCGTCGTTCAAAGGGCTGCGCGAAGAGGCTGAGATGGGGGATATCTACACTCTCGACTAGCGGCGGGCGCCCCGCTGCCGGAGCCAATGCTTGTGGGCCGGCGAATTTCGCTCGCGCTCTTCGTTCTCGCGGCGCTTCTGGCGCGACCTCTCATATTCCTCGTCGGTCCAATGGGCGCGGAACTGCGGCCAGAGCTCCATCACCTTCCCCTTGGCGGCTTCGAAACTGGGGGCCATGGCGTTGAACTTGCCGTCATAGATCGGCAAGTATCCCGTTCCCTGGATGATGACGCGCCAGCGCCCCATCGCTGACGATGTGTCATGAAGGATACGAGCGATCTGCTCGCCTTCCTCATCGAAAACCAGATAGTCGTCTTCGATCTCGCCCGGCCAGGTGTGCCGGAGCGTATATCTGTGCTCACGGGTCAAAACGGGATTTCTGGGAGCTCCGAGACAGCAAGGTTCCGGCCGCGCATGCGCCTGACGATGCCGCGCTCGAGCAGCGTCAGGCTCTCGCCGTCCTTGAGCTCGACATGCTCGATCGCCGCCACGGCCGCGTCCCTGAGCCAGCACCGCGCGATTACCTGACTGGCCCCTTTCTGCCGTGACAGTTCAACCGTCCAGGGCGCCGTCTTCCTACGCGACATGATGGCCTCCTTGACTCCGTACCCCTCTCGAATGTTCTTATTACGTTCTCATTTTCCAGAGAGTCAAATGCCACTCGCCGATGCCCCCACGACCAACGATTCCGCCGACGCTGGACACAGATCTCCGGCACTATCCGTGGATCGTGATCCGCTTTCGCTGCGACTACTGCAGGCGCTGGGGCGACGCGGGTTTGGCGGCCTGTGCGGAGAAATACGGCGCGCAAGCGAAGCTTCACGAGCTGCTCGCCGTCTTCATGTCGGGCTGCGTCTGGCGGCCGGATCATCGCAAGCCGCAGAAATACGGCCGGAAGTGCGGGGCCTACATCATGGACATGCGCAGAACCGACCCGCCGGACTTGCCGCCAACTATGGCGGGCCTGCGCGTGATCGAAGGCGGCAAGGACAGTCTGCTGCCATCGGATGATGAGCCACCGCCGCAGGAAGGGCGGCGGCTATCCAGACCGTGAGCCGGGCTGGTTCAGCAATCAGGCGAAGCTATAGTCGCATCAAGATCGGAGGCCAGGCAGCATGTGCAATCTCTACAGCCATACCCGCTCTGTCGACGCGATGCGGCGGCTGTTCCCGAAGTTTGGGGGCTGGGAATTGAACCTGGCGCCGCAGCCGAACATCAATCCTGACCGGCCGGCGCCGATCATCCGAAACGTCGCTGGCGCTGAGCCTGAACTCGCCATGGTGCGCTGGGGCATGCCTTCGTCGCGCAAGGCCTTGCTCGACGCGGCGACCGTTCGTGCCGACAAGCTGCGCGCCAAGGGCAAAGAGGTCGATTTCGATCAGCTCCTGCGCATGGAGCCCGACCGCGGCACGACGAACGTGCGCAACACCAAGAGCTCACACTGGAAGCGCTGGCTCGGCGTTGAGAGCCGCTGCCTCGTACCGTTCACCAGCTTCAGCGAGTTCGACCAATCGGCGCGGCAGGATGTCTGGTTCGCGTTCGGTGAGGAGCGGCCGACCGCGATGTTCGCAGGGATCTGGGCGCCACAGTGGACCTCGGTCCGCAAGATCAAGGACGGCGAGGAGACGATCGACCTGTTCGCCTTCCTCACCACCGATCCGAATACCGAGGTGAAGCAGTACCATCCCCGGGCCATGCCGGTGATCCTGACCACGCCGGAGGAATGCGCGCGCTGGATGACCGAGCCTTGGGACCGGGTGCATGATCTGCAGCGGCCGTTGCCGGACGGCTCGCTGTCCGTCGTCGCGCGCGGAGCGAAGTTCGACCAGCCAGCTGACGCGCTCGATATCAGCCCTGGCAACGAACTACAGGCGCCGGCCTTCAGAGTTTCAGCCTCATGAAGAACGCTGCGATAGTCGTGCTTTCCATTGCGGTGGTTTTTCTCAGCTATCGGCTCGCGGCCGTCGAGAACCAGCGCTACGCGGCAGTCCTGAATATGTGCCCTGATAAAGTATTTGGGCAAAACCGCGCTTGCTTGTCGAAGATTGAAACTCGCACCTCTTTTTTCTGGCATCTCTATTATGGGCTTCGCGGCTAGAACACCCCCAGCCAAGCCGCCACCCCGATAACCACTGCAATGGCGGCTATCAGCAACATGCGGCTATCAGTCGGGCCGAAGCGCATCTCCCTTTTCTCGCTCCCAAGTCAGTCCATTATTTGGGGCCCAAGCCGCCGCAGCCGGCCAGAGGCCCGGTCACGCCACCCTTCATTCCGGAATCGACGTAAGCATCTTAGAGCGACGGATAATAAACCCACGCCCTGCCCGTTCGATCTCCCCCTCGACTTCTACGGGCACATGCAGCCCATGCGCTCGCCAAGCTACCCGATAGTCTGCTGGGCTCAAGAGAACGCGAACAGGCAGCATGTGATCAGTGGCCTCCCATGCAATCGTTACCTCGCGAGAGCCCTTCTGGTTTTCCAAATCAGCCGGATTGTCGGCGTTTGCCAGCTTGGTCACAAAGCCCCTAATGACGCTTGCGGACGGCAGGACGGTTTCCCGCAGTTTGGCTGCTAGCTCTCGCACAGTGGGTGCAATCGACGTGGCGACAACGAACGTTGAATGCAGGTCCAAATCGACATCCGGAGGCCACTCGGCGGAAAGCTCAAATTCGAATGTCAAAGCTTCGGAGCGGACGCCCTCCAAGAGGCCGGCTAAGTTGTCCAGCATGTCCGCATCAAAACCAACAGAGGGGTCCGACAAAACCGCCAGGCGCTTACTGCTTAGAGTGTCAGAGATCGAAGCAAGGCCACGCATGACGCGTTGAACGATCAGCCGTTCCGCAGGAGGATCTGCTTCCTGGTCCGCAATCATCTCGGCTGGGCGCGGACCGATCGGGGAATGAATCGAGAACCCAAAGCTCCCTTTAAAGGTATGGCCGAACCGGCATCGTTCCACGAACAAATCTGCGGCCGAGCGGGACCGATTTACTTCGGTTTTCGCGAATTCCGCCTGTGCAGCGGCGTGCAGAAGCCTTCTGTTCCTTGTGACAACTGTCTCTGCAACTGGTAATAGTATGGTGTTACGGAAATCTGCAGGCAGCCGCTCTCGAAGTGCATCAAAGCCCAATCCGGCGATGGCAGCGGATACATCGATTGCAGATCGATCTTCGATGATCGCCAGCGTCTCCACCGCGTGGCGAATGCGCCGCTCGGCCTGCGGCGCTGCGGTCGTTTCGGGCACTACAACTTCTATATGGCTCGATCCTTCATCCTTGGAGTAAAGTTCCAAGCTTGGGATTCTTAGCTTAGACGCCCTCCAACCTCGCGCACGCAGGTATCTCCTGAGAAGTCCTGGCTGCGGCATCGTGAATGTTGGCTCACTCACGTCATCAACTCCGAACGTGCGGCCGCAATTAGACTTATCAAAGCATCAGATGTCAGAAGGTTTGAGCGCGGGATATCGATGGCTATTGTTCTCTCGTTAAAGGTGCGCGGCCCATTCGCGCGATACCAATAGCAGCAATTCCGGAGAATGGTCTCAGTTTCAGAATGGTCCAACCAACTGTCCGGATCTGGCGGGAGGCACAACAAGAATACATACAGCGGGATTTCACCCGGTTCCCGTGCGATCATCCGGTTGTATGCGGCAGCATCAAGGTCGTACTTGATGTGGCCTGCCGTCCGCGACCAAGTCGTGGTTGACTTCAATTGGACATCGATGCCGAAAGCGCTCTCGGACATCTTTTTGCCCACCATAACAACCGGCCGCAAAATGGCATCGACACCATAGTCGAGTTCCGGTCGAGATACCGTGACACCCGCTCGCGCCGCGACGGCATAAAGGTGCGCGCGCGAGAATGTCTCCTGCGAATGGCCTTTAGTTATCATCGACGCCTCAGCCCCAAGGGACTATGGCACGGCAACGATAACGAGCAATTACCAGAGCTTTCGCGCTCGACTACTTCGTTCCATCGCCTGGGCGGCGATGTGCTCCTCGATCCCGGTTCCACCGCTCACCGGTGTGCATATATTGAGGTCATGCCGTGAGCCTTTCGAGCATTCAGCCATTTCGCTCCCCGGCAGAGGGTCGGCTCTTTCGGCGGGCCTCTCTCAGCGCCTTCTTCGCCGTAAGCTCTTGATCCAGCCGCTCCAAGCGCTCCATTACGAGTTTGTGCGTAGATTGGCGCGCTACCTGTTCGGTCCGGACCGCCATTTGGCCGTCCAGCCACGCATCGATCGCTTTTAGATCATAGTTGCCGATATCGGGATCAGCCTTCGGAAAGCCGCGCTGGAGGAGGCGCGGCAATATCCGATCGAACTCGGCAAGCGTGAGATGTAGGCGCCTGGCCGCTTTCACAGGAGGCACCATTCGTGGTTCTACGCCGAAGCGAATTAAACTCGATTGCGGTGGTCTTGGCATAGCGTTACCTGACCGGGCTCACGTTAGTCACAGCACGATCTCCTCGTCCCGATCGATAGGCTTTCCAGCTTCAAGCGCCTGCTCGTCGTTCATGATCACGCGAATGGTGCCGTCCGGTAAAATCTCGATCACAGCCCGCACCCGAGCTTGGGCAACAGCTCGGACGACACGTGCGATATCAGCTTGGGTGACCTTGGCGGCGGTGCGAGCCATACGACTACGGGCGTGAACACTATTTGGTTTTCGAACGATGCTTGCCGCGCGCCTTCGCGACGATGGCCGGCTCGTCGGTTAGTGCCCCGCGGCGCGCGGCCTTCTCATCGTCGCTCGCATCGACATCCGTCAACGCGCGATCGGCCGCCTTGCCGGCCTTATGGCGTGCGTGATCGACTCCCGCTTGGCGCTGCTCCGGGGAGGACGGCTCAGCCAAAGTCGGCACCACGCCCTTCCTCAGCCTCACTCCCGGCCCCTCACCATTCTCGGCGACGAAGATGACGCCGGCGTCTTCAAGGGCTGTCTTCAGTCCAAGGAGATTGTTGTGGCCTGGCACGCGCCGCCCCCTCTCGAAATCACGGACGGTTGAAAGGCCGACATGGGCGGCTTGGGCGAGCTGATCCTGGGACCAGTCAAGGAGTGCGCGGCCGGCGCGCGATTGGGCGGGAGTGATCATGCGGGAGCAATAGCACGACCCAACGTTTTTTGTCGAGGAACAACGTTTTGCGTTGACGGGCAACGTTAATGGGTGTTAATCGTTGGCCATCAACGAAATCCGTTGAAGCCAAGCCATTCCGCTCAAGCTTCAGGAGAACATCATGCCCGACGCTCGCGTTCCGGCAGCCGCCACTGGCTTGCCCACACCCGACAAGGTTCACCTCCCGCCGATCGGGGCCGAGCTCGGACCGCGGCTGATGTTGCCACTCTACGAAGCCTTGCGGCTGACCGTGAATGTGCTCGATGGAATTCTAGCGCAGCCCAGATATTCCATTGCGCCCAGCAGGGGCACATTCAATGCGGCCGGCGATTATCTCGAGAGCCTGCGGGAGGAAATCGCAACCGTCGCTGACGGCCTAGCCGACGCGGCGCGCGGTGTCCGCCCCGATGGCGCGGTCGAGTTGGAGGACCTTCATCGCCTCATCCTGGCTGATGAGCTTCACGCGTTCGAGGGCGCCCTGCGCGTTGCCGCGGTCGCCAGCGATCTCGCTTGGAAGGACGGGCAATAG